GACGACAAACTCTTGGCCACTGTTGAAGTTGCCCGAGCTAGCAATAACGTTGAACTCGGACAACACCCACGTAAAGGTACGCCCGCTNAAGTGCCCATCAGGCAGCCGTTGCTTCTGAGCGCGATACTCCAGTTCAATCCACTGCGAATTCGGCANTTGTTCGCGTGTGCGTGTAGCTGTAAAGCCCCATTCGGGGACCGAAGAACTGTCCGCGAGGCCGAGCAATTCGGTTGTAAATGAGCCGGACCGACCTTCTGTAAAGCCGGAAGGATTGGAAAACCAGTCAATCAACGACACCGCCGTGGCGGTGACAGTGGACGCTTGCACGTCCGGTAAGTAGGAGTCAATGCCGACAGCGGTGGGGTAGCTGCGCGTCGTGACGTTGCCGGTGGTGACCGGCACGCTGCTGAACTCGGGGTTGAATTGCAGGTCGCGCTTGGTGACGACCTTGCCGACAGAGCTGACGACAAAACGCCCGTAGTCCGTATCGAAGCCTTGGCTCAGAACAGAGCGCTCACTGCTGTTGTTGACGGAAGCAGCACCATTGATTTGCCAAAACAACGCCTCATCTGGCGAGTTGCGCATGTCCGTCCCATTCTTCGGGATGAACTGGAACTCGTATTGGCCGCGCTGGGGGTGCTGCAGCCGGATGTAGTTGTAGACATCAATTGGCTGGTTGCCCACCACCGCAAACCGCATCCCCAGCGGACGCCATTGGTATTGCTCGCCGCTGGGATCCAGCCCTGAAGGGCGCAGAAAGATTGTGAAGATTGAGGCCCGGCGGATGAACAGGGTCGAAACGCCGCTGGTGATGTTGACGCGATCTTCTTGCGTGTCAACCAGCTCTTGCGGTGTCGGAATCGACTGNAAGTTGCACAAGCCGTTAAGCCGCTGNTACACCCGACTNTTNAGGCCNATCTCGGTGACCTCNCAAGCGCGTGTGTTGCGCACCATGCCCTTGGAAAAGCGCATCAAGGGGTAGTAAGCCGCCCCAGCGTGCAGACCGTTGCTGGCACCAAGATCATCGCTAAGGTAGTTGGCCGTCAGCATTTGCTGCGACACCAAGCCCACCAGATTGTTGGCAGGTGAGTTGATGTCGATGCACTTGAGGGTGATGACTTGATCTTGGTTGCCTTCGGGCGTCCACTGCGACAGCAACCGGCGGGTGACTTGCCAGATGGTGCGACCAATCATGAACAGCTCGCCGATCTGCAACGCATCGTCAGCGTTGATGCGCTCCTCATTCAGCGTCGAGTTGATATCATCAATGCGGACGGTGGCCTTCTTGGTCGTGTAGAAATCTTGCGGCATCTGTGCCGCTGAGATACGAAATTCAATGGTGTCGCCAACATTGACGCGTCGTTCTTCGGTTCCAGCGGATGCAGGCACACCGTTGAGAGCCGTGATGCCCATGCGGCGGCTGTAGTTGCGCCCGACGCCAGGCATTCCAGCGTTTTTAACCTTTTTGGGGGTATCGAGGCGTCCGTTTTCNTCGCCGGCAATTTTCAAGCGCTCCAGATACAGGTTGTTGCCCGGATCTTCGATGATNGAGATGACGCGCCAGTTGACNCGGTAGGCCGTGCCNTTGGCGATCGGNCCGTAGCAACCNAANTGGTTGTTGTTGTTGAGGCTGTGGGCTGAGCTGAAGCCGGTGTCGTTCAGNCTGCGNATGGTGGGGCAGCTGAANATGTCGTCGTTGGTTTCCGGATCGCCGCTNTCNGGTGTGCCCCGCGTGCCGTACACCANGTTNAGTGCCTTGATGCGGCTGAAGCCTGAAACAGTGGTGTTGCGCTTCCAGTAGAAGGCAAANGCGTTGTCNTACACCGCNTCCAGCGGACCGTTGCCCAGGAACACACCGCTCAGCGCAGGCGGCAAAATCCCTTGCGGGGTCTGGCCAGCATCGAGCCCTTGTTCNCCGACGACAAACAGCAGCTTGACCGCTTGNTGCGTGCCNTAGCTNAACATCCGCGACCACACCAGCTTGGGCGACACCAGCACACCCCCGGTGGTGCCGGTGTAGCGGCCAAACACGATGGGGATGGGGTCGCCGTAGCTGGCTAGCTCGGCTTGGCTGTCAAAGCCGAACGTCGGCGCGAANCGGTTNGCGCCTGTTTGGTCGCCAAGGCTGCGGTTGCTGGTGGCGTTGCTGCGGGGCTTGGGTGCCAGCAGGTAAGAAATCGCCGAGGTGGCGATGCCTACCGCAAGGCTGATCAAAATGGAGGTCAGAACACCGCCGGTCGGGTCGTTGCGGATGTCNGGGATGNGGTCATACGCCGCTGGCCTGTACCGGCTGCGCCACAGCGCTNCTTCGGTGAAGCGGCGGTATTCCTCCTCGGTGCAACCGAGGGTGTCGATCAGTTGCTTCTCGAACGGAAGCAGTGGTGGCCGTGAAACATGGTGGAAGGGGACCAGGCGACCTTGTTCAGATTCCGGTTGATGTAAAGGATTCCGGTCTGCCATGTCACCGCAAATGCCCATCCCGGCTGTCGAATGAGCAGCACATCGCCATCATAACTGGGTTTGTCTACCCGCTTCCCCCAGCTCAGCAGTGCTCTGGCAACGCTTCTGCCGTGTTCGGTGTCGTACCAAGCCGGGTCCAGCGGTGGCGTGGCGATGTCCAACCGGCGCAGCACCTCATACACCAGGTGGATGCAGTCGATTTCGGCGCCGCTGCCGTCAGCCCCCAAGCGGTAGGGGCGTCCGATCAGGTCATTGCAGTTGCAGGACATTGGTCACGGGGATCGCGCCAATCAGACTTTGCGTCAACCGCCGTTTGGGGACATCAGCGCCCACCGCATCCAGCACCGTGTTGAGGGTCAGCTTCAACGAGGTTTCGTCCCAGGTACCGGTCGCCAGCAGCCCGACGTAGCTGTGCAACCGGGCAAAATCGGCGCGGTTTGCCGGATTCACAAGCACGACGTCCACCTGCGCCAGCCACTTGTCGCGTAGTGCCTCGACGCTCCAGTTGCGGCTGAGTTGGTTGTTAGGCAGCACCAGCGTGGCATCGGTGTTGTCGCCGGTGCGGTTGATGGTGACGCCGGAAAATCCAAACGGCAAGAACACATGATCGTTGTTGTCGTAGCGGATGGTTTCGCCGATGAAAAAGTTTTGGAAGGCATAACGCAGGACATTGCCACTACGCAGCGTGACAAAGTTGCCAATTGAAAGGTGCATCAGACGCCAAGCCTCCGGCGGGTGCTGGCGCTATTTTGCAAGCGCCGCAGGGCTTGTTGCTCGCCGCGTTGCGCGCCTTGGGTGGCGGCTTGCTGCATCCCACGCTGGAATTGATCGGCGGTGACGTAATCGACGCTGTTGATGCGCTCCACGGTGTAGCGCACGTCGATGGCGCCGCCCACGGTGGTGGTGGTGTTGCCACCGGCTTCGCTGGTGTCACCACTGGTGGGGATGACCGCCGATCCTCGGGCGCCACCGCCGTAGCGCTTCATAGCAGCGGACATCTTGCTGGCCGGGATGATGTACTCGGGTTCGCCACCTTCACCGACCAGGCCCATCGTGGGTTTGGTGACAACACCGCCATCGGCAAAAGCCGAAAAGCCGCCGGGCCAGTAGGCTCCTTCGGCAGCCAGCTTGGGCATCGAGAAGGCGCCGGGGTTGAATTTGAGACCTTGTGCTTTTTGGCCTAGGCCACCGCCGCCACCTGCCGCACCCCCGATGAAACCGAGGACGGTTTGAAGGATGTAAATCTCGATGAGTTTGGCAATCATCTGGGATGCCATGTCCATGAAGTGGTCGCCGACACCTTGGAAGAACGCCGCGAGCGCCTGCTGGCCGGTCATGGCGCCGCTCACCAGGCCTGAAAACGCTTGCTGGAACGCATTGCCAATGGCTTGAGCGCCAGCCACGACTTGGTTAATCGGATCCGTCAGGTCGTTGAGTTCGCCACGGGCCGTGGCAATCGCGTCTTGAAGGCGTTGTGCATCGGTCGGACCGTCGCCGGGGCCGGCGGTAGCAGCGCCCTCGATGGCTTCTTTTTTCTTGTTGAGCAGATCCAGCTCTTTTTGCAGCTCAGTGACCGACATTCCCCGGGCTTGGGCTTCGAGGATGGCAGCTTGGGTGATCGCCAGTTGTGTCTCGACGGCCTTGAGTTGCTCGTTGACCAGCTGCTCGAAGTTGGCCAGCCGCGCTGCTTCGGCGGGCAGCATTCCCTCCATCACCAAGCGCGAATAGGTCTTGGCATACTGCAGCTCGGCGTCTTGCTGCTGGCGCAAGTCGGTGAACACCTGCACGGAGCTGCGCACAGCCTCTTGGATGTCCAGTTCTTTTTCAAACCGCTGTTGTTTGATGGCGCGAATTTTGTCTTCAGTTTGCAGTTGCGCGTCAACAGTACGGGCTTCAGCAATCTTGTTGATGACCGCTTTTTCGCTTTCGTAGTTAGCACCAAGCAGGGCTTTGTTGCGGTCGCGTTCGATGTCGGCCAGTTGCTTGGCCAGCTCCAGTTCAGCGGCCAGCAGTTCGCGCCCGTCAAACAGCACGTCACGAATCTGGTCTTCGGCTTTGCCGATCGCCACGANGGCGTTGAACTCTTCGATCAGCTGCTGGGTGCGGTCTTCGGGCGGTTTGGGGCCTTTTTTCTCGCGTCCTGGAGTATCCGGCAGCTGCGCCGGGACGGTGATGCGGCCTATTTGACGTGATTCAGAGGGACTAGGACCCAGTTGGCCGCCGGTCAGACGACGAAGGATATCGGCCTGTTGTGCGTTTCTAAATTGCTGTACTTCTTGGTCGAATGGGTTTAGTGCCCGCGCCCCAAAGCGATTGCGTGTCAGCGTTTGAGCTTGGGCAGACGCTTGGAGATTTGCTTGTGCTTTTTGACCACCAGCCAATAGGTCAGCGATGCGACTGACGCCACGAGCGGCTGCGTCAATAATACTAGCGATTCTGTTGCTTAA